GAGTGAGCGAATGGAGAGAACTTTGAAAAACCTGGCGGTAAAGTCTAATGCCGACATACCTATTGAACCAGCCACTATGAATCAGGCTGCTCAGGCGCAAAGTATTTCTGAAGTACCTTCCCAACCCAATCCTCAACCAACAGCTCAGGTACCCGCTATGACATCTTCTGGAGAAGATGTTATAGCCAGCGTCGCTGGAGCACAACAACACCAACTCAACCCAATTGGAGCTCCTGATATGACAACTGTGGGAGGCATTCAATTCGATATCAAGTCTTTGATACACCAACAATTCCTAGACTCTGACACCGAGATTGAAATAAACGCCGATTTGCCAGCTGGATCCATTATTGCTCAGATACCCTATGCCATCCGTAATAACCCATACATAAACAACTATATCCGTGCCTATGGGTCACTCCACGAGCGTTACACTGGATCCCTGTTATTCTGTTTCACAGTTGTAGGAAATCCACTGTTCTCAGGATCAGTTGGAATTGCATGGGTGCCCAAGCGTATCCCCACATCAACCTATCCTGTAAGTGAACTCCAGAAGTATGCCTACTCAGCGAAAGGAGTAACTATGCCTTGGAATGTCATTCACCAGCTTCATGACGCGCGACAAGACAAGTTCTATCGCACTCTCGACGAAGATGACCACTTAGATCACAGACCTCACCTTGTGCTATTCCTACTGATGTCCCTTCAAAATCCACTCCAACCTGGAGTAATCACACGAGTCAGGATTGCCTCTATGCTTGCAAACGCAACCCACAGCAATCCATTCCGCTTCATGAACCCAGTGTTTACGAATCCAAAACTTAGGGTTGAAGCTGCTTTAGTACGTGACAATTTCGAAACCCAATTTGATGATTTCTTACCAGAAGGTTTGAACCGTAAAATCTGGTTCTACCTTGACGGTTTCAAAGCACCTGCCAACCTGAACACCAAGGGCAGACCTGCGTTCACGTACGACGTACCCACAACAACCGCTGCTGGAACCAGAGTGTCACTGTCTGGTGCGCTGTCAATTCCGCAAGGACCCACAACATGCTTGCGCTATGAGGGAGTGAAAGGTGATTCACTGATGACTCAGTGGTCT